AACTCGTCCAACATTTGGAATTAGCTCTTATCGTAGGCAGTTGTGCCTTTGCTATTAGATATTATTACTTAAGGAAGAGTGGAGACCTTAAACTGGCTCTCTTCGGAGCCGCGGTTGTCACTCTAATGGAAGGACCAAATATTGTCAATAGTATATTAGAGTTTTTCACTCCATCTGATGTTCCTCAAATGCAAGCTGGTATTCCGGATCTTTCACAAGGTCTAGAATCCATCTTTGCTCCTATATTTGATATCCCGAAAGCTACTTGGAGCAAAATCTACATGTCTGTTGCTTCTTTTGACAGATTTAAGTGTGGATTAGCTTCCATAGTCACGTTCATCACAGGAATCTTGAATGGTTTATGTGAATACGTGTTCAACGCTCGTCCAATTTCCGATACTCTAGTCATGGCTCCTTTTACCACTGATGAAATATTGAAATTATGTAACGAAATTGATGAATTCGGTGCTCAAGTTGACTCCGGAGAACTACCAGCAAATATGACCACTTATGCTAAAGTTCTCGGATTGAGGGAAGCCTGTGACAGACTTCTGGTTAACCAGAAAACTAACGCTGCTATTAGTGTTTTATCTAGTAGACAGAGGACTTTGAAAGCTCTTAATGACAAGTTGTTATTTTTACGACCTGGCATTGCAGAAGAAAGAGTTGAACCAGTTGCAGTCCTTTTCCAAGGAGCGCCTGGTACCACAAAGTCTAAATGGATGAATAAGTTAGGATCAGCTCTCTCTAGTAATGGAGAAGCTGCTTATCCTCGTAATTTTACCGCTGACTATTGGGAAGGCTATGTAGCCCAATCGGTAGTCACTCTTGATGATTTTGGACAGCAACGAGATGTAGCTGGAAAAGATAGATCAGAGTATGCCGAATTTATAGCAATGGTAACATCAGCACCTTATCTGCTGAATATCGCTGCTGTTGAGGGAAAAGGTAGAACTTATTTTAAAGCTAAATACGTGTTAGCTACAAGCAACATGCGTGAATTTAGTTTACAGTCCATAGTAGATTCTGGTGCAGTCATTAGACGCTTTGAAGGTAATGTTTTTCGAGTTGTACCTAAAGAATGGGAGAGATCCAATAAAGTTAGGGATTCGTTCTGTCGAAAACCTGATTGGACTAAATTTGATCTTGACGATAATGGAGTTGCTCAGATTGGTACAGAAGACTTTGAATTTATTCAGGTTGATCTGACCACTCATACGGAAATAGGTAGATACACTTTTGAAGAATTAGTGGCTTATCTCAAGCAACAACAGAAACGTAAGGAATGTATTTACGAAAGAGAAATGGATATTCGTAAAATGATTGCTGTCAAGAACACTGAGGACTCAGAATCCGATAGTTGTGACTTAGACAATATACTAATGTCTGTAGAAACAGCCGATTCTGGCATTGATTTCGAACAAACTGGGGATGCTACTGCTTACAATAAGTTGAGTAGTGTGTTCAAAGATAACTTCGACAATGTTTGTGAATTATACAGTGCACAACATGGTGTAGCTGTTAATGCAGCTAAGTCCTTTTCAGTAGCTTGCTCCAAACTTACTGCACCTATTATGAAGCGTATCTGTTATGGAAAAGCTTTATTTAGCGAC